AGCTTGAACTCGAGGCCTGGGAGAGCCAGCACACGCTATCCTCCTATATTCGCGGCCTGCTCGAGCGGCGCGGCAAGTGGGCGCGCACCGTCGGGGAGGCGGGGGGGTATGATATTCAGGCGATCATACCGAAGGTGCAGCCGTGATGGCCGCCGGCCGACCACGCAAATCAAAAGTCCCGCCAGGGATGCCGGTAGTACTCGAAGCGGCGGGAGGCGATCGCGAGGCGATCGCCAACTGGTTTAAAGAACAGATGGATCTCGTGCTCGCCGAGAAGGACTCGCGTATCGAGGTGCTGCGCACCGTGGGCGAGCACCCCTCCCCGATCTTTGCGAATATGGTGCGCGAGCACGCGCTCATCGGCTTGGAGCCGCGCTACATCGCGCGGCTTTTGTGTGTGTCGGCCTCGACGATTACGACCTACTACGCTGAGCAACTCGAAGAGGGGAAGGCGCAGGCACTCGTTGCAATCAGCAGGAATATGTTTCGCATCGCGACGAGCCAGACGGATCCGAACAACGCGAAGGTCGGCATGCAGATGCTCGAGCGACGGGGTGGTGAGGAATTCAAGCCGGCAACGAAGAAGGTCGAGTTTGAGGATACGACCAAGCATCCGCCGCTGATCGACTCCTCGAAGATGACCTACGAGGAGCGCCAGCAAATGCGCGCCATGCTCATGCGAATTGCGAGCGGCGGTGATGGGGACCCCTTATCCCCGGAGGAAGAGGAACCGGTCATATGACAGAGCCCACCAAACGCTGCACGCATTGCAAGGTGGCGAAATCGATAAAGACTGCCTTTTACCTAAGGGCCAATGGCAAGCCGATGTCTTGGTGCAAGCACTGGTGCATCAGCGCGGCAAAGAAGCGTCGAGCGGTGCCTGCGTGAGCGATGATCGCATCGTGCGCTGCGCGAGTTGTCCGGGCCTGATCGTGTGGCTCAAAACGAAGAACGGCGCGAACATGCCGACCGATGCCTCCTCGGTAGATCCAGAGGATAGGATTTTCGATCACCAGAAACACATCTCGCATTTCGCGACATGTCCAAATCACAATCAACACAGGAGAAGCAAATGATGATACCGACGATCGGCAGGATTATTTACATTTTCAAGCGCCACGCGCGCTACGCAAGTCCCGAGCCCGAGGCGGCGATCATCACGCACGTGAACGAAGACGGTACGATCAACGTCAGGGGCTTTACCCACGAAGGAGGAGATTTTTCGCTCCACAGTGTGCGATTGCAGGATGATGGCGACCCCGAGGACATTCAAAGTGTGCATGCCGAATGGATGCCGTACCAGAAGGCGGTCGCGCGTGGCGAAATTGCGCCGACGAAGCATGCGACGCCGGACACGGACAATAAGGCAGTCTCAGCGCCGACCTAATCCACTCGTGCGTTGATCCAATGGGCACCTACCTCAGTGGGTGTCTGCCGAATAGACTGAGAGGAGCAGCAATCCTTAACTGTGGTAGCGTGCGGAGAAAATTAGTGCCGCCGATTGGCCCACGTCACGGGCTTCGTTTATATTGGGGTCAATGCTCCCCACCCTCGGCAAATCCATCGATCCGCGCCTGCAACTGCTTGACCTCGACCGGGCCGACTGCGAAGAGTCGCTGTACGAATTTTACAAAACCTCGTGGCGCTACATTGACCCGAGCCCTTGGTGTGATGCCTGGGCGATCGATGCGATTTGCGAGCATTTGCAGGCCGTGGTCGATGGGCAAATCCGCCAACTGATTATCAACTGCATACCTCGGATCGGTAAATCCTCGCTGACGTCCGTGGCCTTCCCCGCCTGGACGTGGGCCCAACCTCATGAGAGTCACACGAGCGGGCCCGTCGTGCCATTTCTGCATGCCTCTTACAATGATAAATTATCGCTGCGTGATTCTGTCAAATGCCGCCGTCTTATCGAGTCGAATTGGTATCAGGCCCGGTGGGGATCAAGATATCAACTCACCTCCGATCAAAACACCAAAAGTCGCTTCACGAATAATAAAGGCGGCGAGCGTTTAATCACCTCGATCGGTGCCGGCACGACAGGCGAGGGCGGCAATATAATTTTGATCGATGATCCGCAGGCAGCAAATGAAGTCGCATCCGAAGCGAGCACCCAAGAGGTCATCGACTGGTGGTCGCAGACGATGCCGACCCGCCGCAACAGCCAAGAAAAAAGCGCGGTGATCATTATTCAACAGAGGTTGGCGCAAAATGATTTGACCGGTCACGTACTCGAGACGGAAGCCGACGGCTGGACGCATCTTTGCCTGCCTGGACGGTATGAGCCCGAGCGATCATTCATCACGACCATCGGCTGGAAGGATCCGCGCACGGTACCGGGTGAGTTGCTCTGGCCTGAGCGCTTCAGCGAAGAGGCATTAAAGCGTCTGGAAAAAACAATGGGCCCCTTCACTTTCGCCGGTCAGATCCAGCAGCGCCCCGCGCCGGCGGGAGGTGGAATAATCAAGGACGACTGGTGGCAGACCTGGGAACTCGATGTCTTCCCACCGATGGATTTCGTGCTCGCAACCCTCGATACCGCCTATACGACAAAGCAGCAGAATGACCCGTCCGCCATGATCGTCTGGGGAATTTTCTCAGGCGATACCAAAGCGCACGCGAGTCGCATTCTCGATGCCGATGGTCGACCGATGTTCATCGATCGCATTTACAACGAAGGCGCTCCAAAGGCGATGGCCATGAAGGGCTGGACCGAACGTCTTGAGTTGCACGAATTGGTCGCGAAAGTGGCCAAAACCTGCATCGACTATAAGGTCGATGTGCTACTGATCGAAAATAAAGCCTCGGGTATCTCAGTGGCGCAGGAAATTAGGCGTCTGTACTCGAACGAGAAGTTCTCGGTGCAGCTCTTTGACCCGAAAAGTCAAGATAAAATGGCGCGCCTGTACTCCGTGCAGCATTTATTTGCCGAAGGGATCGTCTATGCGCCGGATCGGCCATGGGCGACGGCCATTATCGATCAGTGTGGGCAGTTTCCGAAGGGTAAACACGATGATTTGGTCGATTGCGTCTCGATGGGCCTTCGAAAATTGCGAGAAATGGGCCTTTTGACCCGAGGTCCCGAGCGTTTGGCTGAAATTGAATCCTTGAGAGTGTACCCTGGACGGCAAAATGAGCCGCTGTATCCGGTGTGAAGGGAGAATTTCGCGATGAACATCGTCCCAATGCCGATCACCAACCTCAAAGACATCGCCCAGCAGTTACGCAAAATGGCCGATTTTGTAGAACAAAGCGATGAGCACTTAAGTTGCGTGCTGATACTCGGTCGAGCCGATTGCAGCGTCGACGTTCGCGCGTGGGGACATCGCGTTTCTGGCCTAGAAATGCAAGGCTGGATCGCTCGAGCCGCAGTCGAGGTCGCTGCCGCAGTGAGAAGCTACCAGGAGGCCCCCCCGTGATCGTGAATCCCAAAGATGCACTGCCGCTGTGCGAGGCGACCGTCGATTTGATCTCAAAGCGCCAGCGCCCCTGGCTTTTCAGGGTGACCGTGGTGGGCAAACCACCCCATGCCGAGCGCCGGGTCTATGAAATCGCTGCAAAAGATGATAATACGGCGGCTATGACAGGCATCGATAGGTTCGTGAAAGAATTCTCGCATCCGCTGCGGATATTGGACGTGCTGAAAATATGAGCATCGTTCAGATCCTGATGATGGAACGCGGATGAGCGCGGTCCCCGGCCTCGGCAATGCGAACCTTCGCATCTCAGGCCCACCGCCAGATCCGGCTGTCGATCCTGCCAAAATCATCGTCGAACTCGCACCCCCGGACGATCGAGATATTCCGGACATCGATGAGAAGGGGAACATTCTTCAGATCAAGCATGGTGACGGGTCAGTTACTGTATCGCTCAACGGCCAGCCGCTCGGCAGCACGAAGGCCGCGAATGACGGGCCCGCAGACTGGTTCGACAATCTCGCCGATCGGATTGATCAGTCGGAACTCTCGCGTATTGTCGATGACCTGCTGCGCGGTGTTGATCAGGACATTGAAAGCCGCAAGGAGTGGATTGAGGATCGAGCGCTCGGCATCAAGTTGCTGGGCCTTAAAATCGAATTGCCGAATGTGCAGGGCGCCTCGGACGGCGCGCCGGTCGAGGGCATGTCTAAGGTGCGCCATCCTCTTTTGCTCGAGGCGGTGCTGCGCTTCCAAGCGAACGCGCGCTCGGAGCTCCTGCCGACCGATGGGCCGGTGAAGATCAGAAACGACGATAACGATGCGCTCTTAAAGGAAGATCAACTCGCGAATGACTACCAGCGCGACATGAATCATTATCTCACTGCCGTGGCGAGTGAATATTATCCGGACACGGATCGCATGTTGCTACTTTT